GATATGAGCACAGCCAATGGCACAATGCTTGTCACTGCTGCTGCTGTTAAGTCATATGTTGATGATACTGCTGGTAACATTGTTTCAGAATTTGAAATTGGTGATAACACTGGCTCAAATGTATCATTTACAACTGGCTCGCTGTTGTCCTTCCTGGGTAATACCGGTGAAGTTCAAACATCAACTGCTCACATTGAAGGTACAAACACAGCCGTAACATTCGGTCTCGTATCTACTGGTGTTGAAGCAGGTACATATGGTAATACAACATCTATTCCAACATTCACTGTTGATGAAAAAGGTCGTATTACTTCTGTTTCAAACAACGCTCTTTCAACTAACCTTTCTATTGCTGGTGATTCTGGCACGGATGGTGACGGTGTTGAGTTACTTGGTCAAACACTTACCGTTTCAGGTAACACTGGCCAGACAATCTCTTATGTCACTAACAATGCCATTCAGGTTGCACTTACTGATTCAGTAGCAATCAACGATGCATTGACTGTTGGTGGTAACGCTACGGTTTCAGGCGACGCTGCTGTAACAGGCACCTCAGCACTGAATGGTGTTACGGCTACTACAGTACAAGCAAACGGCACATTGGATGTAACAGGCGACACTACACTGACAACAGTTAGTGCTTCTGGTACAGCATCATTGAATGATGTTACAGCCACTACGGTTCAAGCCAATGGTACTTTGGATGTAACTGGTGACACTACTTTGACAACAGTTAGCGCTTCTGGTGCTGCTTCGTTGAATGGTGTAACGACCACAACATTGGATGCCAACAACGCTGCCACATTTGCTGACACGGTTGCAGTAACTGGCGACACGACACTTTCTACGGTAAGTGCTTCTGGTGCCGCTTCATTGCACGCTGTAACAGCAACAACGATTGGTGCAAACAGCACAATCACAGGCGCTGCTGGACTGAACATTGCTGGTACATCAGCATTGAATGGTGTGACATCTACATCACTGCAATCAAATGGTGATTTGACAGTTGGTGGTTCAGGTACGGTTGCTGGTGACTTCACAATCACTGAAACACTTGCTGCTGGTAACACTGCAATCTCAGGTAGTATGACAGTATCGGGTGACCTGACGGTCTCTGGTAACCTTTCATATCTTGCAGTTGAAAATCTGGTAACAAATGACCCACTGATGAAACTGGGTAACTCAAATGTTTCAGATACAGTTGACCTTGGTTTCTATGGTATGTACAATGGTGGTACATATGCTGGTTTGGCACGCGATGCTTCAGACGGCAAGTTCCGCCTCTTTACAGGCCTGGATGTTGAGCCAGACACGGAAGTAAATCTTTCAGGTGCTGGTTATACTGCTGCTACTCTGGTTGTTGGTTCTTTGGAACTGGCTGATTCAGATGTTGGTGTAGCACAAGGTGGTACTGGTGCAAATACAATCGTACAAAACGGTGTTGTATTTGGTCAAGGTACAGAAGCAGTCAAGACAGCAGTTGGTACAGAAGGTAAAATCCTTCAGTCACTTGCCAACGGCCAGCCAGTCTTCTCTGACTTGGATGGTGGTTCGTTCTAATACTAGAACAGCCTAATGTATAGAGAGGGCGGAACTTCCGGGTTCCGCCCTTTTCTTATGTTATAAATAGTTATAGATTAAAGGTGTAAAATGGCTCTAAACCTATATTTTAATAACTACGAAAACTCAGCTGAGCAAACCTTGATTGAAGATCTTATTATCGAATCAATCAAGATATATGGCTATGACACAATTTACCTCCCTCGCGAGATTGTAAATCGTGATATGGTTTGGAACGAGGATTCTATCTCTCGTTACGAAAACAACTATATGCTCGAGATGTATATCAAGAATGTTGATGGTTTTGAAGGTGAAGGTGACTTCCTATCCAAGTTTGGTCTTGAGGTAAGAGACTCGATTACATTCAGTGTTGCTATTAGAAGGTTTGAAGAAGAGATTGTATCACACCACACTGATTATCTTCGCCCGAAAGAAAGTGATATTATATACTTCCCACAAACAGGAAGTCATTATGAAATCAAGTTTGTAGAACATGAGTCAATTTTTTATCAATTGGGTGAATTGCAGATCTATGATGTGAAATGTGAGTTGTTTGAATATAGTGGTGAGCACTTTAGAACAGGTAATGAAATCCTAGACCACATTGAAGACAATACAAAAATCAATGCTATTGATTATTCTCTTCTTGTTGAGTCAGGTAATCCTACTGAAGATGGATTGTATATTGCAAATGAAACTGGAGGTCCAGTTATTCTCGAGAACTACAATATCAATACATTGACACAATCAAACAATGACATATACCAAACAGAGAAGACTGCTATTATTGACTTCAGTCAGTTGGATCCATTTAGTGAAGGTGAGTACTAATGTTCAAACAGCAGTTCTATCATAGAACACTTCGTAACTATATTGTTATGTTTGGTAACTTGTTCAACAACATATATGTCCATCGTTATGATAGTGACAATAATATCAATACAAGTATCAAAGTTCCTATCAACTATGGGCCGAGAGAAAAGGCACTGTCTCGCCTTGACCAGGACCCAGACTTGATTCACGAATATGCAATGATTCTCCCTCGTCTGTCATTTGAGATGATTGCAATGAACTATGCACCGGATAGAAAAACAAACACTTTGAATAGAAGAGCACATACTACAAACTCAGACGAGTCTCGTTTGCAGTATCAGTATGCACCTGTTCCTTATGACTTGCAGATCTCATTATCTGTTATGGTAAAGAATGCTGATGATGGAGCACAGATTCTTGAGCAGATTCTACCATACTTTACACCTGAATGGACACAAACACTACAACTTATCCCAGATATGAACTTTGTGACCGATATTCCTGTTGTCTTGCAAGCCGTTTCGACGGAAGATACATATGAGGGCGCTTATGAGCAAAGGCGTGCTATGATACACACACTTGACTTTATTCTCAAAGGATACTTCTTTGGACCAATCAAGACAGGTGAGATTATTAAAACAACGCAGATTGATATCGGTGTGCCTAAAGCAAACACAGAAGTGTTAATAGATGCGAAGACAGGACAGCCGCTAATCAACAATAAGATTACTGATGCTGATGTAGCAGCAACAGGAAGAAGCTCAAGAATCACTACAAAGCCTGTAGCTGATGGAGTAAGTTTAGCAGACATTGATGCTGCTGATAATTTTGGATTTGGTATTGATAGAAACTTCTATACAGATGGATTGAAGTATAACCCTGTGACGGATCAAGATGAGTAAAAATGTGGATGATAAAATTGGTAATGCTTTAGACGTTGAAGTTGTTGAGGTTCTAAACCCACCTTCACCATTCAAACCAGCCAATAGTGAATTATTAGATGATGATGGTCAAATGAAGCGTGACTTTGAATATACACGCGAGAATATTATGACTATTATTGAGACCGGCAATAAGTCTCTTGAAGAGTTATTTGATTTAGCAAGACAAGCACAGAACGCTCGTGCGTTCGAAGTTATTGCAAGTCTAATCAAAACTCTTGCTGATGCCAACAAAGACCTTTTAGACCTTCATAAGAAAAGCCAAGAACTTGACCCAGAGTCAGTATCTAATGCTAAGACGGTCAATCAAAATCTCTTTGTTGGAAGCACAAAAGAACTTATGCAAATGATAAAGGATGCTGATAAAGATGGTTGATACAAGAGAACATTATCTTGGCAACCCAAACCTCAAGCGTGCAAATATTGCTATTGAATGGACCGAAGAACAGGTCCAAGAGTTTCTCAAGTGTAAAAAAGACCCCATCTACTTCATCAAGAAGTATGTCCAGATTGTTAATGTGGATGAAGGTCTTGTTCCGTTTGAGTTATACGACTTCCAAGAAAATATTGTAACAACGGTGAAGGATAACAGATTTACTATCTGTAAGATGCCTCGTCAGTCTGGTAAGACAACAACCGTTGCTGCTATGATTCTATGGCACGTATTGTTCAACGAGAACTACAATGTTGCTATCCTGGCTCA